TACCACTCGTTCCAGAAGAGCCTGAACTACCATTCGTGCCTGAAGTTCCGCTTGAGCCTGAACTGCCACTACTACCACTCGTTCCAGAAGAGCCTGAACTACCATTCGTGCCTGAAGTTCCGCTTGAGCCTGAACTGCCACTACTACCACTCGTTCCAGAAGTTCCGCTTGAACCAGAAGTTCCGCTTGTGCCTGAACTACCAGAGGAGCCTGAGGAGCCTGAGGAGCCACTCGTTCCTGAACTGCCTGATGTACCAGAAGAGCCACTCGTTCCTGAACTGCCACTACTACCACTCGTTCCTGAACTTCCGCTTGTGCCTGAACTACCACTCGTTCCTGAACTTCCGCTTGTGCCTGAACTACCACTCGTTCCTGAACTGCCACTACTACCACTCGTTCCTGAACTGCCACTACTACCACTCGTTCCTGAACTTCCGCTTGTGCCTGAACTGCCACTACTACCACTCGTTCCAGAAGTTCCACTCGTTCCAGAAGTTCCACTCGTTCCACTCGTACCTGAAGTTCCTGAAGTTCCTGAAGTTCCACTCGTACCTGAAGTTCCTGAAGTTCCTGAAGTTCCACTACCTTCTATAAAAAGGTCCCAATAAGATGTCCAATCTGAGCCTGTGCCCGGTATTGTAATGGTTTCATCAGATGTATGTCTATATGTACAAACAAAAGCACTTGTTGCGGCTGAACCAGTATAACTATAGGAAACTACATCATAAGAATCATAAGTAACACTAGTAGCCCAAGCTCCTTCCCATTCAAATCCTTGTCCATCTGTACCAGCAGCATAAGTAATAAGATTAACATAGTCAATTTCACCTTCAGCTACACCAGCTTTATACCATTTTATTTTGAATTTTTGCGTTGCTTCATAACCGTTTACTTCATTATTATCACCTACCCAAAATTCAAAATAACCAGTATCATCAGTTTTTATAATTTCTACACCACTCTGGGTTTCATCAGCATCTTCATAACTTTGAAAAGTATTAGAAAGAGGTGTAATACTATAATAACCTGTTTCTGATTGATAAAGATCAGCAGGTGTTAATGTACCAGCTAAATATACCCATACTTCAGCATTCTCTATAGGCTGACCTTCTGAATTAAGTAAAAAATTCCAAAAATGAACTCTTGCCATTATATTCTCTCCCTTTAGGTTTGAGACCTTTGTATTCTAAAATGCATATTAAACCACACATCCGATGGTTTATGTATAGGTGAAAAATAAGAATAAAATTTAGGTTCTCCTTCATTATTCAATATTAGAGCTTCCGTTATATCCCAATCTTCACCATCATTTACAATATTATTAACTTCAAAATCAATATAATAATAGTCATCATCACTATTTATATCTAAAGTGTCTCCAGCTACTAATAATGATTCAACACTATCGGTTGTTAATGGATCATACGCTGAACCAGATGTACCTTGTCCTATCATCCATGTACCACTTTCAATACTATTCATAACATCTTGTTCAGTTATAGATTTATTAACACCTCTCATAACTACATAACCTGCCACAGCAGTGCTAAAAGTAGCTGTGACCTTATTCCTATTATCTAAATATAATGATAAAGGTTCTATCATAGTGTCAGTATCATCAAAGAATTGTGCAATAATAGAATCTGTACCTAAATCATGGTTTAATATCCATTCTGTATTTGGAGTTACTTTGGGGTAAACAAGATCATAAAAAGATAATAAATTAATACCACTTATAGGTTCCCCCCATAATACCCTTATATCATTTACACCTTCTAATGTCGCACCTGAAGGTACTATTTTAGTATGAGACAATAAATCATCCCACTGTATCAAAACTTCTTTAGTACCCATTCCATGTGCTACGTCCCAACCACTTGTCGCTGCTGATTGTGTATAAGAAACACCGCTTGGAGGTATTATTTCTGCAAATACAGCGTGGCCATTTATAGCATCTTCAAAATTGAGTTCAATAACATTGGTTCCTATAGCATGAATATTATCAGGCCATATTCTATAATCATCATCATCATAACATTGCACTATCCAATCTGTAGCACTAAGTGAATGAGTAATGGTCCATGTATCATTATTTATATATTGTGTGTGGATCATTGTATCACTGTCTGCATGTGGTAATAATTCACCGGCAGAAGTTGTATATTTAGTATGTAAAGAAGCATCATAACCCGAACTATATAAAGATATATCATTACCCGTAAAATCTGTAATAGGGGCTATTAATTCATGATAATGGGAAAATCTTGTAACAGGACGCATCAATTCCCAATTAGTTATGAGCCTATCTATAGTTGTTTCTGATAAAATAGCTGGAGTTGAATCCTCATCATCCAGAGGTTCACAAGATAAATCAACCTCTACTTTATAATGCGTTGATAATATCATATCAGTAATGTCATATTCTGGTAATGTTGTGGCGTCTTCTGATAACTTTGCTAATATATATCCAGCAACAGCTTCATTAAATACTAATACGGCTGTACCATCACCTGTAGAAGTTAATGTTATAGATGTGGGTTCTATCATATTATCACTACTATTAAATGCCTGTACAAAAACATTTTGACCTAAAGCATGATTTATACTCCAAGTTATTGCTGCTATTGCTTGAGTAAATTTATATACACCGTCTGATTTAATCAATCCATAACCAGTTGTACTAGTAAATCCGGCATTAAGAACATTTTCATCTTGTAAATTCACACTATCAGGTAACATAGTATTAAAATCATCGGTTTGGAATTGGCTTAATACTGTTTGTTGTCCTAACATATGATTTATGTTCCAATTAGATAAAGATGTCTCTTGTTGATGTAAGTAATCACCTTTTCTTATAAGGAAAGCATATCCTGCTATTGCTGTTGCAAATGTTATTCTCAAAAGACCTGTGTTTACAGCAACTATACTTATAGGCCATATCCTTTCCTTATCAGTATTATAACATTGTGCTATAATGTTTTTACTAAACATTTCATGGTATATATCCCATGTGGTACTAACAGTATTTTGAGTATGTAAAACAGATTCGGCTAATGTTAAAGATTTCTGATACCAATAACTACCAGCACATCCTTCTGGTTCATATCCATATTCCATTTGATGTAAAATGTCTAAAAAGTTGCCTAAAGGAACATCAGTCTCACCTGTTAAATCAGCATGCCATCTATTATAAATATTAAGATTATTAGAAGTGTTCTCTAATAATGTTTTCCATATAATAAAGAGAGAAGAATATGTACCTCTTCTTTTTAACAGATAAATGATATTTTCTACCCATTCTCTTAGAGATATACCTGTTAAATATTGGTCCAATTCGATATTATAATTTTTAGTAATATATTCTATCCAATCAGTGTCAATCTCTCTAGCATCTATCAAACTATTAATATTTTTGGTCATATTATATATTTCATGGTATATCTTATCGAAATATAATCTCATAAATTCTGTAAGATTGTCAGACCTTTGATGTGAAGGTAAAGCATTCATAACAAAATTCTTCATACCATCAAATATTATACGATATTTGTCAGTCTCACCTGATTGAAGGTATATCTTACCGAAGTATAACCACATTTTATTAGTATTGAAAAAATTCTTATAAAATGTTGAATTATTAACAAGCCATTCATATATATAACTACCTTTCTTAAAATATACTTCTGAACCTGTTTCAAATGTCCCATTAGCTGAGGCTGGTAATGTTAATAGAGAGCCTAAATCAAATTGAAAATTGTCCTCATTGCGAATATTACTATCAATTCTAAAATTATATTCTGTGAAACCTGGATATGGGGCAATCTCATTACTAATTGTATCAATTTTTACCCACATTTTTGTCCAATATCCACCATCAACTGTAGTAGATGACCTACCACCATGTAAATATGAGTTTTGTATGGTAGAATTTGTCGTAGAACTAGTACTTAATGATTCATCAAAGTAATCATTTAATAAAAAACGTGGAAGGTCACTAAATTTACCCATTCTTACGTTTCCTCCACCACACTAACTGTATCAGTACATAATATAGGAAATTGGTCAAATCCTAATCTAATCGGTCTAAGTTTATTTTCTGTATCACTATGATAGGTGGCTGTAGTATACTGAGGATAGTTATCTGAAGTGTTAATTTCATGTATTTCTTCATTACAATCCAGGTCTCTCAATATAAGATTTCTGATACCATTAATATAGTCAAAGTTATCGGTAGGTGAAACAATGGTAGTATCTAATAAATATTCAATTATATCTTTAAAGTCAATTAAGTCATAAAAATCTCTATTAGCAGATCTAAAGTAGTATATTAACTTATTCTCAATATCAGTACTTACATCCGCAAAGGTATATAGCCTATATAAACGTACCCCAAACATAAATGAAAAATAAACCAGATCAGGTAATTCCCATGTTTCATAAGCATTTAACATTTTTCGGGGTTCTAAATATTCTTCTAATTCGGATGTCCATGCTGATACATAAGAAGTAGGTACGATAATACTACCGGAAACTATACCACCGGAAGGTGTCCATGTGTCTGCTGAAGTATTTATAGTTCCTGTTTCCCAATCTTCTGGATCATCAGGAGGGACTACCGCTATATGAACTTTATTATATTCTAATATGCTTCCGGAAGGTGCTATTTCTTGTTCACCCCAAGCATGAGCACATTCAATATCAGACCTGGATTCAAGATTAGCTTTATAATCTGTTGATGTTACATCTCTATATTGAGCATTATGATTAGCAGTTGTATTTTCCTTTACTTTATCAATATCTTCTGGTAGAGCACCACCAATAGAAGCTTCCGAATTTGTTATAGTTAATGTGCTATTACCCAACCATCCATCTTCATCGGGACCTTTAGTAGTATCCGTTGTGTTCTTTACAAAATTGGCATCAGGAGTTGTAATAGCTGCTGCTGCAACATTTCCATTAGCCCCCAAACTTTTAAGAGCTGTGATTTCAATTTCATCAGTATCCCCAGGTACTTCTCTACTGGAGCTAAAGATAATTTTAGTTCTTTCGTATTTATCATACTTCATCATATATACGGTATCCACATCAACCAAAGAACCTATTTCATCATAAAAATCACTTATACGAGACCATGGTGTGCTATTTACGGTTAATTCTATAGTATTAATATCATCATCCAGGTCATCATCATGAGCGTAATTATATGTAGGTAAGGTTAATTCATTATCAACCAAATCCTTTCCTGTAAATGAAAGTTCAACAATATCACCTTGAACAACAGGAACACTAAAAGTTACTGTATCTGCTGTGGTAGCCGTTTCTGTTTGTGATTCTGTAGTAGCAAAGTTTATTACTGATCCGTCATATTGTTTAGTTGATACTATTTTATGCCAAGCAGGTAGGTATAATATATCACCTTCAATAAAATTAACCCCACTATCTCCATCATCCTCGGATACTTCTAATGCCAATGTTGCTTTAGAACTAATATATCCTTTAGGTTCATAACCTTCCTGACGAGATAATCTGTTAGCATTTTCATATATATCAACAGTTTCCATAAATACATTTTTAGCTACCTTGTTTAAAAAATAAGTATTCAATTCACCTATATAAGATACTAATTCAATAAGAACTGCAATATTGGAGCCTTCATAATTAAAATCCTTAAATACATCACTATTAGCCAATTCATCCTTAATAGAACTTATCAGAGTATTATAATCAATATCCAAATATTCAGGTGTTAATACATTAGCCATATTTCTTTATTCTCCTTTAAGCTCTTCTTAATATAAATTCTATACTTCTGGTTCCTTCTATATCGAAACCTAAAATTCTGAAATTCATTAGACATTTATATAAATTTTCATCAGGTATAGGATTGATATATATTTCTTCTACAACTACTCTATTATCCCATCTATTTACATTATCCACAATTTTAGACCTAATAAGACCTGTTGTACTCTCATCTATAGGTTCAAATAATAACCTCTGCATGGATGCTGCAAATTCAGGTAACATTCTTCTACTACCCTGCAAAGTATTTATAATATTTATAATAGAATTTATAACAGCATCTTCATCAATATCCCGTAGAATATCCCCATCGGTTGCTTGTGTTAACTTTATATCTATATCCGAATATACTGCTGTTATTGCCATTAATTATTACCTTTATACTGCAAATGTGTTTGTTGTTATATCATCAGGTGGTCCTGTACAATCATTACCTTTTTGTACTCCACAATGTACGTGATCTGCTGTTGCTAATGCTTTACCCGCTCCAGCACATCCTCCAAGGTAAACTTTTGTTCCTATATATACTGTAGTAGAACATATAGTTATATTAGCAGGTATTATAACAATAGAAGAACCGCCAACTTGTGCTGTTATTATTCCATTATCAGTTAAGGTCATACCAGCATCAGAATCCATAAGCCATGAACCATCAATTTCTTCTTTCCTATCACCTAATACAGAATGTGTATCATTTATACCTATATATACGGTTCTATTTTCTATAGTAATCTCATGTCTATCATCAACAACCTTATCAATCATTCTTCCATCATCATTTATCTCCATATATGTATTAGATGGATGATATACTAACATTCTCTTATTATCAGGTGTTGAATCGAGTTCTATTACATGACCACCTGGTGTTTCTAATACCATATCATGAGGATACACAGCAGCATAACTATTATCAGGTTCATAAGTATCTGATAAACCATCCACTGTCTTTTGAAGGGCTATGGATTCTATAGCAGTCAAATCAGTTTCCCCTCTTGCTAACCTATTCATATCAGCCTGATCCATAAGACTTGTAAGAGGGTATATCTCATCGGGGTCTTTAAAACCTACATCAGCTTCACTTCTATTGAAATTTACCTCTGTTGGTTGTATACCAGGAGCACAAGCAAAATATCTTGGTTGCATGTGGTCACCATTTTCAAAAAATAAAAATACATGAGTTCCCTGTACTGGTATACTCCATAGTCCTATACCTGAAATACTACCTTCTACAATAGGATATGCTGGTTGTGCCCAAGGCAAGTCAATTGTAGGTATGCCTTCTATTTCGGTTTTATTGGTTTGTTTTGTATGAACACCCCAAACTCTTATCTGAACTCTACCATCCTCATGGTTTCCATCATTATTATCTTCAACAACTCCACGGTATATACCATAGTATTTCTCTTGTCTTTGTTTAATATCTGTTGGTTCGTTCTTTATCATCCTAAAATTCCTGTAGTTGCTGTATTTGTCTCCGTTAATTCTACTAATGAAGCATCAGACTTATAATAAGCATTCTTTAACAGTACTAACCGTTGTGTGTATCCCTGTTTGGTTCCGAAATTATGTGTCACTGATTTAATTACATAAGGTCCTATCATATTTCTATTACCACCTAAATTTGAATTTTCAAAGCTTTCCCATATAACATCTTTTATCATCATTCCAGCAAACCTTTCTTCCCATCCTCTAACAATAACACTCAATACTTGTTGTTTACTATAATTTCTTAACCAGTCGTGGTAGTAGATGTTATCCAACTCATCTTCATTATCAGCACCAGATAATACCATCTCTGAATCTCTTTCACTAATATCAGGAAATAAAGACTTTTTACCTAAGCCTGTTATAGTATCTATCATTCCGATATTAGTTTTTGTATCACCATTCTTATAGTATTTATATGTTCTGTCTATTAATTCTTTACCATCAAAATTATAACCTAACATATGCCCACCTTGAATCTTCTTAATATTAGTGAAATCTATGCCACCATATCTCCAATCTAATATTTTATTAACATATGTAGGGGCATCATCTGTTGAACCTGGAGGACCACCTGAAAATACAAAAGGGTTTTCCCAATCTATCCATTCATCTTCTCTGGTTATAGGATACGAGAATAGACCATTTATACTCTTCCAAGCTGCTGTGAAATTATTATCCTTATTTTTAGATTCACTATCATCCCAATGAGTGTTGTTATAATAAAGGTAACCACCTATGTCATTTCCAACATTTTGTGGACTGTTAGGTTTAGTTCTTTTATTCAGCCAGGATATAGATTCCATAGGTGTCCAATAAGGCATGATGAAATCAACTTTAGTATCCGAAGGATCTCTTCTTTTTAATAATATTTGTTCATTATCACCACCTGTACACATTTTTTGAAGTATATGATCCATAATATCGGAAATAGGCTCATCACTCCAAGACTTACTAAATCTCCTCTTAGTAAAGTATTTGTATGTAGTGTCAACAAAATATATAACAATTTGTGTACCTGTAGTAGATAAAGTTGGTGAACTCATAGTCATTTTTTCAATCTTAATGATATCGAATAATAACCTTCTACTTTTCTGTTCACCATAAGCAAGTAGTAATCTTTCATTGCCTGTAAATGGACCATATTCAACAAATCCAAATCTATCCTCGAATATCATTTTACCAACCATACAGAAAGAAAAGATATCCTCAATGAAATAAAATTGTTGTATATCACCAGGCTCTAAAGCCACAACACCGTAATTGAGTCCTAATGCTATAGTATATCCAAGTTTTTCAGTATTTTCCGCCATAATTTATGTTCCAGATATAGTATCCAAATCTCTCAATAGACTGTATATATAAGGGGCTTTCAATATTTTTAAGTTTATACCAGGCTCTAATCCTTCAAAAGGGTTCACAATATTATTAAAAGCCGGTATAACCCACCATAGAAGAGGGGTACCATAAAATTTAACAGAAATATTATCCCACCATTCTTCATGTCCAACTTCATAAGTATCAAAGAAGGCTACATCAACAGTGATATTTTCATTGAAGGTATAAGAATGGAAAATATTCATGAACTTGGTATATCTGTCATGGTCTACCAATATATTGAACATCCTCGTGAAACTCTGTTCTTCAAGTTGATGTCCCGTCAATTCTCTAAATGTTTTGTCTGCTTTTGTTATAGTCATTATATATCCTTGTTAAAACGATATTATAGAATCTGAATACAAAGGAGATAATTCTTTAAATGTAACTGTAAGTTCTATTCTCATAGGATATCCTTGGTCATCGTAAGGTGCCATATATGTTGGTTGAATTGAAGTTATAACTGCATATTCTATATTTATCATAGGAAAGTTTGCTTCATTTTCTTCAGGGCCTGCTATGGTTTTTAATGAAAATACATGAGGTAATTCTATACCTAATCCATGATGATCATCTGACCTTGTAGGTAATGAAAACATTTTTAAATCTGTTAAACCTTGCATCATTATATGTGCCGAACTCCTACCCACACCACTTTCATTAGCAGTAAGATTAAATTGTAATGTGTATTCCCTTCTTTCTGTATTAGTATATACCAAAGGTGTATCTACCTTTAATTTTTGTCTATCAACACTTGATAAATTTTTAAAAAATTTACCAACATCTATACCCCCTAATTGACCTTTTAATGCTGTGGCAAGTGCAGATCCACTTTCAATCATTTGTAATACTTCTTGACCTTTACCTGCTAATCTTGACGATATTGTTTCCCATGGTTCCCACGTATTATTAATTGATTCCATTATTTGCTGAGGAGCAAGATATTTCCATGTTGAAGATTCAATTTTATCATTTAAAACTAAACCACCTGGATTAGTTCCACCAGCAAGGGCTGTTTGATGCATTAGTGTGTGAGATGTTATATATATCCACGTACCATAAAAACCTGGTTCAGTATAGGGTACGAAATAAGGACATTGATATTTTTGAGCCATTCTCCTCTCCTTAACTTAATATTCCAGCTACAGATAATCCAAGCAAATAGTTATCAACTTCTTCAGGTATATCAGACACATCTCCTCTACTACCACTCATACCTGCTATTATTGTATTACTTAAACTTCCTTGTTTTGCCATATCTGTTTGGTATTTATCAGTTTTAAATGAACTTTCCTTCATAACTCTAGTCATTTCTGCTCTATCTTGGTCTCTTTTGGTATCAGTTTCTCTTCTACTATTGTATATATCCTGAATTACCTTTGCTCTATCCGCTTCAGCAGATTCTATTTTACCTCCAGGTTTTTTCACAGAAGCCATATTATCATAAATATTTTTTCCATATCTTAACCGTTGATCATCTTCGGTATTAGGCCCTCTTTCATAGTATTTTCTAACAGAAAGTGTTGCATCTTCAAATCCTGTTGTAGCCCTTAATTTTTTACCAGCTCTAAATTCTTTACCTTTTTTCGACATTTCATGTGTATAAAATCTCAACTGATCCTCATAAGTTGAATCTAATACAGACTTACCAATAAAATCCTCAAAATCTTTTAATCTACTTCCTCTCCATTGTGCTATACCACGTGCACCTTTACCACCACCAGCTTTATTAAATGCTTTAGGGTCAAGTTGGCTTTCTTGTAAAAGATTTCCTATAATACCAATAGCTTGTTCTTTCGTATACCCACCACCTTCTTCAGAAGTAAACCAATCCAATCCTTTTTGAATGTTTTTATTTTTAAATTTTCTTTTCAAACCAAAAGATTCAGCCACGGGTTTTACAGACTCAGCAAAAGCTTCAGATACAGGGTTTAAAGATTTAACTAAAGACTCAGCCATAGGTGTAAAAGACTTAGCCAGAGATTCGACTACAGGTTTTACAGACTTAGCCAAAGATTCGACTATAGGTTCTAAGGATTCGACTATAGGTTTTACAGACTTAGCCAGAGACTCAGCCATAGGTGTAAAAGACTCAGCCAATGAATCTATTGCAGGTGTAAAAGACTTAGCCAAAGACTCGACTATAGGTTTTACAGACTTAGCCAGAGATTCGACTATAGGTTTTACAGACTTAGCCAGAGATTCGACTACAGGTGTAAAAGACTTAGCCAAAGATTCGACTATAGGTTCTAAGGATTCGACTATAGGTTCTAAGGATTCGACTATAGGTTTTACAGACTTAGCCAATGAATCAGCCATAGGTTCTAAGGATTCGACTATAGGTTCTAAGGATTCGACTATAGGTTTTACAGACTTAGCCAGAGACTCAGCCATAGGTGTAAAAGACTCAGCCAATGAATCTATTGCAGGTGTAAAAGACTTAGCCAAAGACT